CTTCTGCGGTATCCGCAGCAGAAGTAAAACTAGCAGTTGTATTTTGTCCTATTGCAGATGCATCACCACTTGCCCCACCCGCACCGATGAGTGTGAGTTTTATTTGTGTGACACCAGCAGGACAAGTCCATGAATTATCAGTATAAGTTGTGTACTTTGTAACATGGGTTCTAGGTACTGGAAGGTAAATGATTGAAACATCTTCATTAAAGTTGGTAGTTCCGTCAAACCCGAAAGAAAGTTCTAGAGCCCTTGCGGCGTCCCAAGTGTTGAAATTCACAACTCCGACCGTGTAAATGGCACCGTTCAAATCTGGTGCGGAGGTTATTGTGAACATTGCTACATCGCCTGCGCTGTTGGAGATTAGTAATTTACTTCCAATTTGCCATTGATTGACCCACGCGTTTTGTATTGTTCCATTCTTTGAATAGGTATGAATTTTTATTTGAGTGACGTATGGGAAGTAAACTTGCGACCCAAAAGTTATCTGTCCAGAAGCCACTGGGTCTGCACCGGGTGCAAAAACGTATTTGACACTTCCTGCACCATCGGCACCAGCAGGACCTGTTGCCCCTGTCGCGCCTGTCGCGCCTGTCGCGCCTGTCGCACCTGTCGCACCTGTTTCACCAGCAGCGCCATCGGCACCATCGGCACCATCGGCACCATCGGCACCAGCTGGACCCGTATCGCCAGTAGGACCAGCAGGACCAGTTGCACCTATAAGACCTTCAGGACCAGTTGGACCCTGAGCTCCTGTTGAACCAACTATCTCAATCCAGAATGAGTCATAGTAAACAAAAGTTTTACCAGTATCTGACTCATACCAAATTTGCCCTGTCACGGGTGATACTGGGGCTGTATCAGAGATAGTTGCGCCACCAATAATGGTTTCAGGTATCCAAGCGGTACCGTTCCACTTTAAGAATTGCCCACTTGAAGGAGTTGCCGCAGAAACATTACCTATATCATCAAGGGCACTAATAACTGTCCCAGCATTGTCGGCTGAGTTAATCCACTTTGAAGTACTACTACTCCACTTTAGAACCTCGCCATTTGACACACTTGAGACGAGTACATCAGCTAAATCCGTTACGTTAAGACTGCCAGATGTTGCCACGTTATCTGCAGCAGGTGCAAATTTTGTTCCATTATATTTAAGAACTTGGCCACTAGTCGCGCCTGTTGTGTCGACCTCTATGTTATCTACAAATAATATAGACGTATTTACATTACCTGTAAAAGTAGGCGAAGCGAGGGGCGCCTTAAGGTCGAGGGCAGTTTGCGTAGCTGTTGATATAGGTTTTGCGGTATCTGAAGTGTTGTCTACAGACCCAAGACCAATCATAGTTGCGGTAATGCCAGAAACATTTCCAGTAAATGTAGGTGAAGCAATATTCGCCTTAAGGTCAATAGCCGTCTGTTGCGCGGTAGACACAGGCTTTGCCGTATCTGCGGTATTATCAACCAAATTTAAACCTACCATCGTTTTGGTGATACCAGAAACGTTGCCCGTAAAAGTGGGTGAAGCAATATCGGCCTTGAGGTCAAGTGCAGTTTGTTGAGCGGTAGAAACTGGTTTAGCCGTGTCAGAAGTATTATTGACTGACCCAAGGCCAATCATCGTTGCGGTAATACCACTTACTGTGCCCGTAAAAGTTGGAGAATCTAGAGTTGCGTACCCTGCTGCATTTACCCAATTAGTTCCATTATATTTTAATAAATCGCCGCTAGCAACAGAAGTAATCGTAACATCTGAAAGGCTAGTAATGCCAGAAGATTCTGCTGTTAGTAAAGTCGTTATGGAAACATTAGATGTACCATCAAAAGACACTGACCCAGTAACTGGCCCTGTTAAAGATATGGTTCTAGCATTTAATAACTTAGTTGCAGTATCCGCATTCCCAACTACCGCGCCTGTGTGGGTCCCGGTAGAATTACCCGTTAAATTACCGGTTACATTACCGGTTACATCGCCAACAACATTCCCAGTGACGTTGCCAGTAAGATTTCCTGTTACGTTACCAGTTACGCTGCCTGTTACGTTGCCAGTTACGTTGCCGGTAAGATTTCCAGTTGTATTCCCAGTTACGTTACCAGTAAGATTCCCAGTTACGTTTCCTGTAAGATTTCCTGTTACGTTACCAGTTACGCTGCCTGTTACGTTACCGCTTACATTACCAGTAAGATTTCCAGTTGTATTTCCGATCACATTACCAGTGACGTTGCCCGTTACGTTACCAGTAAGATTTCCAGTAAGATCTGTTCCTTCGCCAATTATATTATAGAACGTAGTTCCATCATTAGTGTACTGCCATTTGTCCGTTGATTCGTTCCAACGAATTTGGACGTTTGTTGAAGTCCCACGCTCTACTTCTATCCCAGCGTTTACGGCTGGCGTACCAGTGACCCCAGTGTTTAAGACTATAATATTATCTTCTATTAGAAGAGTTTCCACGTTAACTGTTACTGTTGAACCAGATACAGTTAAGTCTCCACTTATAACAACATTTTCTACCGTAGATATATTGCTATTATTTTTTACCCAAGATAAAGATGTTGAGACTATTGTATTAGATTCGTTGACATAATACAATAAATCATTGGTTGGATCTAAGGCTATTTGACCTTTTACTAAATTTGGTATTGTCATGAAAAACCTTTCTTACTTAAAAGGTTCCACCGTCAAATGTCATATTGTCTATAGAACCGCCAGTAATGGTAACGTTGCTTGAATTTTGTGTCGCAATTGTTCCAAGACCTAGTGTAGTTCTAGCTGCAGATGCATCTATGTCATCGACAAGACTTCTGCCAAATGCGGTAAAAGTTGCAAGAGCTGCCGTGTTTGCTCCAGTGAAATAAGGAATTCTATCTGCTTCAGAAGTTAAGCCAGCAATTGCTGCTAGTTCCGCATCATAAGCTTGTACGTTTGTGCCAATTGCTAAACCTAAGTTAGTCCTTGCATTAGCTGCATCAGTTGCGCCAGTACCACCATAGGCAATCCCTATAGTTGTTGCACTCCAAGTACCTGTTGCAACATTACCAAGCGACGTTAAACTTGAGTTAATAACACCTGAACCAAGTGTGGTGTTACTTAATACTGAAGTCCCATCAATTTTGAAGATTTTACTTGATACTAGGTCAACGTGCTCTGATGATGTCCAAGCGTCTGTTGAGTCAACCCAGTTAAAAGTCTTATCTGTTGCGCCTTTGACTGTAAAACCAGCACCATCTGCTGTTACATCTGTCGGAGATGCTGTGTTGGCTAAAACTATATTCTTATCTTCAACTACTAAAGTTGCAGTGTTAAGCGTTGTTGTATTTCCGTTAACGATTAAATCGCCTGTTACAGTGAGATTATTACTAATCGTAACGTTAGCTGGAAGACTTAAAGTTACCGAACCATTTGATGCGGAAACAGATACTTCATTAGTTGTCCCAGTTAAAGAAACAACACCTTGGTTTGTTATGGTAATAGTATCTGTAGCACTAGCTTCAGTAGTTATTCCTGTACCGCCAACAATTGTAAACGTGTCACTTCCACTAGTTATTGTTAAGTTAGAACCAGTATTGGCGGCTACCGTAAATGCAGTAGCGACTCCACCTATTGCTTGATCTACATATAGTTTGGTAGCAGCGTGTGCGTTTGCAGTTGGTGTTGCAACTGCTATTGTCCCAGAAAAAGTTTTATTACCAGATATTGTTTGTTCTGGTCCAAGCGTAGCATATGCTCCATAGCCTGCAATCGCTATGACATTGGTGGCAGTGCCACCGGCTCCGCCAGTTCCTTTTCCATAATAAAGGGTATTGTCCGCTTCGTTAAATGCTAATTCAGCATTCTCAAGACTCCCTGGGGCGCCTGCTGCTTGTTCGCTAGACCTTCTTTTGATCCTTAGTGTATTAGACATTTTTAAAAATTCCCTCCATCAACAAGATTGGACTCCGCGTAGTTAACCCATTGAGAGCCGTTATATCTTAATACTTGACCACTCGCAGCTGAATCTATAGTAACATCTGTCATCCCATTTAAAACTGATTGAATTGAAATATTTGACTCTGCTGCAATAATTCTATCCTTAACTGTAAGGTGAGAACCTGCTGGGTTGATTCCCAAAACAGTTTGCATTCCTTCTACCGCGTCGTTTAGATCGGTATGTTGCTGATGGTGTGGTACTGTAGTCGAATTTAGAGTATCATTAGCTGTTGGATTTACAAAATTATCTAATGATGCTGGATAGTTTGTGGCCACAAAAACTCCTAAATAGAAAGTATTTTAGTATTTGAATCACTCCAGATTATAGTAACAGGAGTGTCACTGTTAGATCCTACAAATGGTAGACCACTTGAAGTATCTATAAAAAATATTAACTTTGAATTAGAATCTGAGCTTCCGCTTTGATATAAAACTACCCCATCAAAATACTGCCCATTGTAGTCAGCTATGGAAACATTATCTCCATCTAATACGCCTAATGAGTTAACCACATTAGTCATGCTATTTGATCTTTTTTTTATAGCACTTGCTGGTATGTCTGAGATGTATTGGTCTGAATTCTCATTTGGTGTATATAAAGATTTATCAATAAGAAGAACTTTTAAGCTATTTGAACTTAAGTTAAATTCACCATTTAATAAAGATTCTTTAGCTTTTTTGTATACAAAATTAGCCATATTAAATTCCAATATCTTTAGAAATTTTAATTCTATATTTATAACCCTGTTCAAAATAATCTTTATCAGCAGTAAAATAAGATGGGGTTGCGTCTAGCGAAGGGAAGTCAATATACACTTCTGCCCTCCAAGAATGGGTGCTCACACTTGTGGTAATGTTTTCCCACCTAGAAGGACCTTTTTGTATTTTCTTTCTTTGGCACAAAAAATATCTATTGTTTAAAAAGTTTGAAGCTGGTTTTTCGTTAAAGGTTACAGTGACTCTTCCATAGTTGTAATCATTTGATAAATAAAAATCACCATCAACTGGGTCAATATTTTCTATGTAAAATAAAGGATTTTTAGCTATAATATTGTAGCTAATGTCTACTTCTGTTTTTACGGATCTATCTTCGATCAAAACAGGGATTGTACCTGGATCAACAAATTCTTTATCTGATGGCGTAGCGGAAGAAACGTAAGTAAATTTTATTATTTCATAAGGGACCATTGATCCAGCTGAATCTACAATGTTTTCAATTCTTATAAAATAAGATTGGCCATCAACTAAATTAGCTTTCCAATAAAGACTTATAATTCTAGAAATTTGATTATAATCTTTTATTGTATTAATGATTTCAAATGGAGCGCTTACCTGTGCCGGGGTAGCTGCATCTGTATAGACTTTAAAGTTTTCATTTTTTAATGAAGATATTTTTACTGTTCTACCAAACTTTATAGATGCACTGTACGCATTTACTTTAGCTTGATCGATGAGAAATAGGGCCACAATTATTCTCCAAAATTATTAACTAGTATCAATAGTAATAAACAAAACGGAAATATGAAAATAGGGGGTGGAGATTTCTCTCACACCCCCCATTCTCTAGGGATTCGTAACTATAACTAACCCTAAGGTTTTTGTTGTTATGC